TTTACGGTTAAGACTAACGCCGGAACGCGGCTTACTATTAACTCTAGCGGATCTACCTTTACTGGATCTGTTACGGCGACTAGCTTTACCGGCGCATGGGCGAATATACCGTCCGGCACGGCGATGTTGTTTGCTCAAACGACCGCTCCGACAGGCTGGACGAAATCAACAACGCACGACAACAAAGCGCTCCGCGTCGTATCTGGCGCAGCGTCGTCAGGCGGTTCGGTAGCTTTCACAACGGCTTTTGCGTCTCAAGCTGTCACTGGCACTGTTGCCAGCTATACGTTGACCGTGACTGATATCCCATTTCACAACCACAGCGCGTCAACTTCTGTGTCAGATAGCGGACATACTCATACATTCGGCGGCGTTATTACCCCTGGTGGTTCAGGTGGTCTTGCTGTTGGCGCTTCATATACTGGTAATACAACAGGCACTACAGGCACAGGAAATGCTAATTTGAGCGCATCAACTTCTATTGGCGGCACGGGCGGCAGCGGCGGTCACAGTCACGGCTTCAGCGCGCCAAGTATTAATCTTGCTGTTCAGTATGTAGACGTAATCATCGCAACGAAGAATTAACATGGAACTGAAAAACGGAACTTTTTGCCCTTTGATTAAGAAAGACTGCGTGCAACTCAAATGCGCGTGGTTTACATTGTTACGGGGCACAAACCCCAACACGGGCAAAGAAGTAGACGAGTGGGTTTGCGCTGTGGCGGCGCTACCTATGCTTCAGATTGAAGTCGCCAAAGAAGTCCGTCAGGGCGCAGCGGCAACTGAGTCATTCCGTAATGAGGTCGTTGGCGTTGCACAGGCACCAACAGTTAGATTTTTAAGTAACTCATGATATAAAGAGGCATTATGGATCCGTTCACACTAGCCCTTTTAGGAAGCACCGCAGCAAGCGCGCTCAGTAGCGGGGCTGGCTATGCGGCTTCACAGCGTGCGGCAGGCACACAGGCGCAGGCCGCTCAAACGGGTGGCATGTTGGGTTATATCGCTCAACAACAAGCGCTTGAGCAAGCGCGCCAGATGGCCGAGAAAGGCGCAGCGGCAAGCCGTGAATTTTATGATAAAGGCACTGGCGACGTAAGAGAGTTTTATGGCAAAGGCCGACAGGATTTAGAGGACTATTATGGTAGAGGCGCTGGGGCGCTAACAGATTATTATGGCCGTGGCCGCGCAGATATTTTAGGCCAAGCCCAACAGGGCGAAGATATAGCCCGCCAATTTTACGGCCAAGGCGTAGCAGCTCAAGAGCCTTATACGACCACGGGCGCAGGCGCAATTAATCGTCTATCAGCACTGTATGGACAGGGCGGCGAATATACACAACAGCCTACGTATGAACAACTTCAATTAGACCCTGCGTATGAATTTCTTAAACAACAGGGTCAACAATCTATGCTCAATATGGCTCGCGCTGGCGGCACAGCGGGGTCAGGCGGCGCATTAAAAGCAGCCGAGCGTTTTGGTCAAGGTTTAGCAAGTCAAGAATATGGCAATGCTTATAATCGTTTTATGGCTAATCGGTTAGCTGTTACCCAAGGGCTGCAAAATATTGCTGGCACAGGCGCAGGCGCGGCGGGGACAGTATCCCAACTTGCAGGAACTACAGGCAATCAATTAGCCGGTAATAGATTTACGACCGGCGCTAACCTCGGCCAAGCCGCGCTGACTACAGGCGGCAACATCGCTCAAGGTGCATTTAGCACCGGCGCTAATTTAGGACAGGCTGCAACGACGGCTGGAGCTAATCTCGGTAATCTAGCTTCTAATGCTGGCGGCACAATAGCAGGCGCGTATACAGGGCTTGCAAGCCCTCAAATGACGGCTTTAGCGGCAGCTAATCCGTATGCGACCGGCATGGAGAACGCAGCGTCTGCCCGCGCTTCAGGTTACATGGGCGGCGCGTCAGCGCTTCAGAGCGCGCTTAACACGCCAGTTAACGCTATGATGGCATATGGCATGGCGGATCGTTTTGCGCCTCAAGGCAGATCTTCCATATACGCTAACCAAGCAGGTTATTTAAACGGTATGCCATCTTATGCCGCTGGGTTTAGCCCTGGTTTTCAAGGCGCGCCAACAGCCTATAGGACTTAAATATGCCAGTTGATTACACAATAGCTTCGCGCAACGCTCTAGCGAACACGCCCACTGACTTTACGAACATGCTGGCGCAATACCAGATGATGGGCGCTCGCGCTCAACAGCAACAGCTTCAACAGCTTGAATATGAGAAGTTGCAGCGTGAGATGGAGCGTCAAAATCAATTAACTGGCATATTAGGCGGCGCGGACATTAGATCGCCCGCAGCCTATAATGCGTTAGCAAAAGCTGGTTATTTACCTGAAGCATTAAGCGTTCTGAGCGCGCAAGAACAAGCTGCTATGCACGCTGCTACGGCTGCAAATCAACGCGGGATGTTAGGTATTAGACAACAAATGTTGCCATACGAAATGGCAGAAAAAGAAGCCCAAGGCATTAAAGAACAGAGATTAGGTAAAGAAGCTTTAGCAAAAGCTGACTCTGCGATGTTAGACCTTGTAACTAAAAGAACTGGGATAGCGCGCGATTTGTTATCTAATATGGATGAAAATAATTACGCGGATTTAAAAGAAGAAGTACGAAGATACGATCCAAAAATAGCGGAACATTTACCTGAAAACTTTGACCAAAAACAAATTCAAAAATACCTTAACACAGCGGACTCATATCGTAAACAAATTGAAGAAGAACAAAAACGTCGTGGTGAAATTGAATATGTAGACCGCGTAAATCCAAAAACAGGGTTTAAAGAAAAAGTCGCTATTCGTAAATATGCACCTGAAGAAGGTGGCAAAGTTGTTCCTGGCACTGAAGGATTGGCTACTGGTGGGCGCATTCATAGCCAACCAATGCCAGGAGTTCCTGGCGCGGTACTTCAAAGTAATGAAGACACTGGCGAGAATTGGCTAACATATCCCGCGCAGCCTGGAGAACGACCTGTTACGACGGGTGTTCCTATTACGCCTACGCCAGGACAACTTAAACCAGATCTTCGCGTAGACATGACCGCGCCTCCAGGCGCGCCAAGAAACGCAGGTTTAACAGGCATTCGAGCTGCCGCGCCTTTAGGTTCACCTGAACGTGGTCGTCAAGATGTGATGCAACAGATCTTAACTGCCGGTGCATATAACCCCGACACGGGCGTGGATCTTATTGAGCCTGTATTAGGACGCGCGTCTAGCGGTATGTTAAGCGCAAAAGGAACTGATATTGCGCGTAAATTTGGCCGCGATAGCGCGGCAGCGCGAGCTGATACAGATCTTAAGCGTATCTCGGCTGACCTTACGCAAGCTTTTGCGGGTAATAGACTTGCAACAGCCGGCGTGGCGGCGTCTGAAGCAGATCGTTTTGAAAAGCAAGCCGGTGATATTGGCAATTCCGATTTGACTATCGGCGAGCGTTTAAATGCTTATCGTAGCATTAAACGAAATGCTACACGTTTATTAGGCGTAGAGTATAAGAACCCGTATGATCCGCAAGGTATTAGAACTGAAGGTGTCATGCGTCAGCGTGTCGAAGAATCACCAAATGGATTTACCGTAACAGATCCTACTGGTTCAGCACATACTTTCAGTGATCGCAAACAAGCAACTGAATTTTTAACTTATATCCAGCGCATGGAAGTAGGAAAACGATAATGGTTGACTACGCTGCAATCGCTAAAAGATTTGGCGCTAAAAGCGATGTAGCGGGCGAAGTATCTTTTGCGCCTGAACAGGCAGCGCAACTTCGAAAATCTTTTCCTTACTTTAGAGAGGAAGAACAACCTACAGCGGCAGGCCCAGATTACGGCGCTCTTGCGCGTCAGTTTGGTGCAGTCTCCACTGAAGCTGCGCCGCAAGTGCCAGTAACTGAAGACGCTATGCCTTATCAACGCCGCACATGGCCTGAAGCCATTTTGGAAGGCGTCACAAACATTCCTTCCAGTGGGTATAAATTTGGCGCTGAAACGCTGTCTATGCTTAACCCTATGAATATTCCAGAAACTGCTAGAGGTTTGGAATTAACAGGGTATGGCGCGATGCGAAAGGTAGCTGAGAAAGCGCTGCCAACAACTGCGTTTGCATATCTTTCTAAATTAGAGAATCCTGACTTCGCCGCGCAGGCTCAACAAGCCGCTGAAGCGGCAGGCGGGCATTATGCTCGATATTTTACAGAAGACGGCTGGAAAGAAGCTATTGCCACAGATCCTGTAGGAACGATGGCTGATATTTCTATGATCGCTAGTGGTATTGGAGGCGGACTTCGCGCGGCTGGACGCACAGCGGCGCGGACACCGGCTTTGGCGCAGCCCCTTCAAGCCGGCGGCGCGGTAATAAATGCGCCGCGTTTATCTCAGGCCGCGCGCCCATTTGAACAATTTGGACAAGCCATTGATCCATTGCGGTTAGCCGCAGGCGGCATTCAAAATGCTGCAATTCCTTTGATGGCTAAAGGAACTGAGTTTGCTAATCGTATTGCTGCGCCTCGCTATTATGCGCTTCAACAAGCCGTTGGCGATAAAGGCGCTCCTATAATTAATGCATTACGTTCTCCTCAAGCGCAGCTTGTTCCAGGGACGCAACCTACTGCCGGCGCTGTTGCGTCTGGAGTCCCGTCTACAGGTTTTGCGGGCCTTTTGATGTCAGCGATGAAAGAAGCGCCAGATCAATTCCGCGCGGCTGAACAGGCAAATATAGCCGCACGCCAAAAAGCGCTTGAAACTGCGGCAGGTGGCCCTAAAGGTGTTGAAACCGCGCGTGCAAGACGCGAAGGTATAACCGCGCCGATGTATGAAGCGGCTAAAAAGATAAAAGTGCCTGAAGATGCGACATTGCAAGAATTAATGTCACGTCCTGTTATTGGCGATGTTGCACGCGTTGCGCGGGATATTGCTAAGAATAAAGGTGAAGCATTTAAGATAGGCGAAACAGCCCCTGCACAAACTGTTGCGTCTGCAATCTTGGATGAGTTTGGACGCCCAGTTACGCGAGAGATGCCTGCAACAATGGCTGAATATTCAGTCCGTGATCTTCATAATATGAAGACAGCTATGGATCGAATAATAACAAAAGGCCCAAGAGAATTTGCAATTGAGCGCATGGATTTGAACGCGTTACGCGCGGCGCGTAAAGATTTTGTTAATTGGCTTGATTCCAATGTCCCTGAATACGCTGCCGCTCGCGCTGAATATGCACGCCTTAGTAAGCCTGTAAACCAAGCAGAAGTGTTGTCTTACCTCAAAGATACGCTTGAGGGCGTTATGAAAGGTGAGCAACGCGGGCGGGCGTTTGTCAAGGCTGCGGCGAAAGATGCGCCTAAAACTATTCAACGCGCGATAGATGCAGCCCCGCGCTATCAAGATCTGAATCAAATACTTGAGCCTAAACAAATAGAGCTAGTTAAAAACATTGCGCGTGATTTGGAGCGTGAAGAACAGTTCGCCGATTTAGCTGCTTGGCGCGGACAGATGGGGCCAAAAGCCGCTAAGATTGGTGAAGAAGCATCATTTAGAATCCCGCAAGTTATTACAGATTTTACCGCTGTGTTAGCCACCCGCGTCTTTAAGGCTTTTCAAGGTAAGGTAGGCGAACAAGAAGCTATTAAAATAGCTATGGCTAATCTTGACCCAAAAGCTATGGCAGTTTTATTAGGCGAAGCCATGATGGCTGGCCGTAAAATGAAGACCACGGTAGAGAAACGCGCGCAAGTTATGAAAAACGCTGCGGCGGTCATGCGTAGCCCTCAAATGCTCGCGGCACAGAGGGGTTATAACGCGATGGTAGAAGAACCCCTTAATGCGATGACGAGATGACACCAATGGCTGAATATCAAGTGTTTTTTGATGTCGCCGTTGGCGTGATCGGCGTCCTGGGCGGATGGGTATTGAATACCGTCTGGGGCGCTGTCAAAGATTTGCAGAGCGCTGATAAAGAATTAGCGGAAAAGGTCAGCGAGATCGAAGTTCTGGTTGCTGGCCGCTACGTTACTCGCGAAGAATTTAACACCGTGCTCAACCAAGTGTTTACGAAGCTTGACACCATACGCGACATCGTGAGCCAGAAAGCAGATAGATGAAAGAGAACTACGCGCAAGCTCTCAAACAAGTTCTTAAATATGAGGGCGGCTACGTTGACCATCCAAAAGATCCAGGTGGCCCGACGAATAAGGGAATTACGCAAGCGGTTTATGATGCTTGGCAAAAGTCACAGAACCTCCCAACGCAAAGTGTTCGCAACATCAGTGATGCTACTGTGGCAGCGATTTATAAACAGCAATACTGGGATCGTATTTCTGGAGATGATCTGCCCGCTGGCGTTGATTTTGCTGTGTTCGATTATGCTGTGAACAGCGGAGTCAGCCGCGCAGCTAAGACCTTGCAAGCTGTTGTTGGCGTTACGCAAGACGGTCAAATCGGCCCTGCAACGATACAAGCCACCAAGACCTATGTTGCTATGTCCGTCACAAACAAGCGGCTGGCGTTCATGCAGTCCTTGTCGATCTGGTCAACATTTGGCAAGGGATGGGCGGCGCGCATAGCTGATGTTAAAGCGCAGATTATCGCGCTTGTTGGATAGGATCGTATATATCGTCGCCGTTGCTGCGTCGATTTCATACGGTGCAAAACTAGCATTTATGCTTGGCATTTATTTCAGGAGGACAATGGAATGATTAAGAATTGGAAAACAACTATCCCAGGAATCATCACCTTGATCGGCGTCCTCTTCAACGCTTGGCAGACCAAGACGCTCGACTGGTCTTCGCTCCAGGCTGCGCTTGTCGCTATCGGCCTCATCGGCGCTAAAGACTTTAACGTCACGGGCGCATGACAACTGCTATCTTAATTGGCTTATTTTTAACGGTGCTTTACGGCGGCGTTAAAATGTTAATCGCTGATGCTTATGATCGCGGGCGGCGTGAGGAAGTCACACGTCGTATGGATCTGCAAGCCAAACTGAAAGCACAACAGACCAATGTCGTTATGGCCCCTAAAACCGTGGACGATACTGCTACTGATCTCGACAACGGCACTTTCTAGTTGCCAGTCAACGAGCGGCGGGTCATGCCCGCCACTCGCTCAGTATTCAGTCGCTCAACAGCGCGCTGTTGCCGCTGAACTGCGGCGGCTCCGTGGAACCGAAACGGCTCAGTTTATCATCGATTACGGCAAGCTCCGCGCGGCGTGCAGGCTTTAATTCTTCTTTCTTAGCGGGCGTTAGATTAGCGCGCTTCTTGTATCCGATGTTAGCGCCGGTAGCGGCCTTCTGGTTCACGTAATCATTAGCGAACATAGCCGCAAACGCTTCATAGTTCATCGCGTCAAGGCGGCTGTCAATATGCGTCGGATCGCTAAAGGCTCTAGCGTTCTTAACGCAAACCATTATGGTCGCTACCTCAAAGGGATGAATATCGCGGCCCAGACGCAGAGATGCCAAATCAGCAACAAGCTGAAAATTATCCTCAATCCCACCGTAGTTCTCACCGCGTTCGCTTATGATTTCGCTTGCCTGTTGTAATAGATCGTGCGGATTCATCAATTTCCCCTAATAGTTCGGCTCGCTCACGCAACATTCGCAACGTCGTGTAACGCTGATGCAAACGTATAATGACCGTAGACCGCCGAGCGTTCTTGCGCTCGTCACC